ACATTTATCATAACAAAATATATTATATTGTTTATATACCCACACCATAAATATTTATTCAGCCACTAAAACATGTTTTGAGAAACTCCAAGTCCCCTATTTAAAAATGGACATTTATTTTTGTCCATTTTTAAAAACCTAAATAAACTTTTGAGTTTTTTTGTAGAGAAAGAAAAGATTGCGAAAGACTTCGTCCGTGTTTGACGAATTAGTTAATTATCCAGGATTTGATGGGGATACCGGAGAATTAAAAGCATTTTACGAATTTATTACAGAAAATAATGTTAATTATAGTTGGATTGGAATGAATGGAGTCCCCGTTGGTATGAGTTGGTATTATCACCAAAATGTAGCTTTAACTATTCACTCGATAAATTAAAATTCTCGTGATTACAAAAAAAAATAATTTTATGAATTAGATTTTTAATTAATAAAAAAAGGTGGGATTTCCCTTTTTTATTTTATATTTTATATTTATTTTTTTAGTTTTTATTTATTTTTTTAGTTTTTATATTTATTTATTTTTTTTGAGTTACAAGATCTACATAGTATTTGATAATCTTGTGGGTTGTTGTATACTACATCGTGATACAAAATTCATGTTTATTTAACTTTTTTACTTTTCAAAGGTTATTAAACTGTTTTTACTTGGATATTTACCTACCTTTACAATTCCAATTTTATTAAAACATTCTTCCCATATTTTTAATTCTTCAAGTGTAAATAGCGGTGCTCCGTGAAAACTTTTCAAAAACAAAGTAAATTTATTATTTTTATCAAATATAATATCATTATTTCCAGTCCATTCAGATAAATAATTTCCATCTATCCAGTACCATTTTCCTTTACTTTCTCCGCTACTTACACCTAATCTTACTGATTTATACCATGTATTATCTAAATTATATTTGAATTTAAATAATATTCCTCCTTCAGTAATGCCTTCTGGTTGGAATTCACATAAATTAGAATATTCATTTTTACTACCTAATAATTTACACATAGTAATGAAATCATCTTTTGTGATAATTCTTTCAGTTTTAAGAGTAAGTCCAATAGTATAAGTATAACTTGTCATTATGAGTTTGTTATTATTACCATGTATATAAAAAGCATTTCAATTTTTTTATTATTTAACCCTATTTTAAATAACTAAAAAAAAGGGTGGGTTTCCCCTTTTTTATTTATTTAGTTTTATAGTTTTTAAACCGGGTATATTCTTTGATGATGTCGACAAATATATTTTACAATATGTGAAATAACATCATAATTAAGAATTGGTATTTTTTTTAACACAATAGTCGCGCGTTTCGCGTCACGAATTGCGGTTTCGTTTTTTTTAATATATTCAATTACTTTATCCATATAAATTATAAATCGATGCATACTATAATGTATGTAATAATCATAATATAACCTTAAAAGTTCTTTATCTGAAAGACCATTCATATGGTATGTGGTTTCACTCTCAATATAAGACATAACTGGTTTCTCGTCGGGGTCACTAATGGTCCTATCATAATAGGCACAATCGATAATGTATTCGAAAATAAAGTTATAGTGTGTATCGTCAATAACAAAATTCGGACATTTTAACCAAATGCTATTAATAACACTGCTAAAAATCTCTTCGTTAAGTAACTCATCATGAATAATATTCTTTATAAACCAGTGTCGTTTATCGCACCATTCATCGCATATTTCTGTATTTTGATGACATGTTATATTATTGTAACATTCAAGATATGAATCAATAAGATTCGGATTTATTTTAAATAAATTTACAATTATGTTTCTTATGAATATATTTATTTGATTCATTGTTGGCATTTTCCTCGTTGTTTTTTATTACTCGTTGTTTGTTATTATGCTTTGTATGATTAACATTTCAATTTTTAGTAATTATCAAGTATTTAAAATTACTAAAAATTATTTATTTTTTTATATAAATGAAAACTGTGAAGTTTCCGATTAGATACGTTCCGAAAAACTTGACAAAAAAGGATAAACAAACCCAAATTAATATGTTATTAAAATCAAAAAAAATGTATAGAGAGAATAAATATTATACGCGCAAAAAAATACCTTCCTACAAAAACAAAAAATCAAAACATATTTTGAATGCGTATAAAATATATAATATCAAAAATATAAAACCTAGTCAAGAATTAGCACAAAAAACCGGATGTACGATATCCGCATTAAACCAAATTGTAAAAAAGGGCGAAGGAGCATATTATTCGTCGGGTTCAAGACCAAATCAAACTGCCCAGTCATGGGGATTAGCGCGATTAGCAAGTTCGTTGACTTCTGGAAAAGCTGCCGCAGTCGATTATGATATAATCGAAAAAGGATGTAATCACAAAAAAATGGCGTATATTTTAACAAATAAATCCAGAAAAAAATATAAATACGGACATTCAAAAACACCGAAAATTCGGGTTAAAATATAACCCTACCAAAAATAAATAAAAAAGGGTGGGTTTCCCCTTTTTATTTTAGCATATAGTCCGATTACATCAACGCACAACCACCACATATTATAACCTTACATTGTTTCTCACCACCTCGTTTTGGTTGTTTAATACACTCAATTAATTGTTCCATATCGTGTATGAGTGTATTCGTATTACAAACCATATACTCGTTATAATATAATCTTAGTATTTCCTTATCGTTTTTACAATCATCCATAAGTATCTTCATCTGTTCATAAGTATACATTTCGTTTTCATCATTACCCGTTTCGTCTGGTTCGCTAATATATTCCAAAACATATTCATATAGTTTTCCGGTAATAACCATATTTGGATATTTTAACCGGAAACTATCCATAAAACTTTCGAAAATCTTATTACATATTAATTTATTATTTGTAATATTACCAATAAACCAATGATGTTTATTTCGGTTTAAGTGTTTAATAATGGTATTATTTTTATAACATTCTAAATATGAATCAAGTAGGTCATCATTATTCTTTACTATGGTAACAAAGGCATTTCGTATACACATATTTATGTTATGCATCGATATTTTTGACATTTTAGTTGGTATTTTACTTTGTATAAAACGTGTTTCAATTTTATATTATATTTTAAATAATTGTTAAAAAGGTGAATATATATTATTAATTCAAGCAAAAGCATTAAAAAATGGTTATATCGATATGTAAGTTTCCAAAATTACAACATTTTTTCTTTTATGGTATGTAAAACATCAACCCTATTCAACTCCTCAGCAGAAAATGTTATATATTTTAAAAATGAATCTAATAAATGAGATGGTATTTTATTATATGAAGGGAATATGGTTTCTTTCGAAAAAAGTATCAATAGTAATACTGTAATATTGTTTGTATAAATAAAATTTTTAACTCTCACAGTTTAAATTAAATAAATATATATATGATATTATATAATAATGATACATATTTACGGCGATAGTCACGCAAACAGGAGTTTTAAAAATTTAAAATTACCTTATAATGATTTACATTGTAATTCTATAACAATGTTTCGAATTGGTAGAGATAATATCATTATACGATTTAGCAAAAATATGATAAAAAATGGTGATATACTTGTTATGGTATATGGTGAGGTCGATTGTAGATGTCATATACAAAGACAGGTAGACTTAGGTAGAAACGAAGACGATGTAATTAATGAATTGGTTACTAACTATTTCAACACCATAAAAAACAATACTGTAGATTTAGATGTAAAAATAATAATAGTTGGTATTATACCAACAACTAAACAATACGAACTCGAAAGTATACATGGTCCAATAAGACACGAGTTTCCATTTGTAGGTAGTGATAAAAATCGAGTTATATATACCAATAAGGTAAATAAATTATTGGAAGAGTTCGCAAATAAAAATAATTATATTTTTTTTAATCCATATTCATATTATACACGTGAAGATGGGACCTTAAAATTCGAATTATCAGATTCATTCGGTCATTTGGCAGATAATTCGGTTTTCTTAGAAAAATTTGTTGAGTTATATCTTCAACTTAAATAGATAATATGTTACTTTGGAAATAATGTCTCTTTTACACTATTGAAGATTTAAAATGGGACAACCCTCAAGGGTTTAACTATGTTATTTTTAGAAAATAATATAGTTAACTAAACGTAAGAAATAATATTATATATAAAATAAACTACACCTTAATAAATCTTTATATAATGCTTATGAGTATTAAATTTGTAATAATAATAATAACTATTTATTATATGAACATTATTATTCCAATAGGTGGAAAAGGTGAGAGATTTTTAAATAATGGATACACACAACCAAAACCGTTAATTGATATATTAGGGAAACCTATGATATTTTATGTATTAGATAATTTATGTTTAAGCAAAAATGATATTATATACATTATTCACAACGATGATGATTTGGTAAATGTAGTAAATAATAAATATCCATATGTTAAATTTATTAAGTTAAAATATCAAACAAAAGGAGCTGCCGAAACAATATATATCGGTTTACAAGAAATTATTAAAAATACTCATTTACAAAAAACTGTAATACTTGACTGTGATACATTTTATACGCAAGATGTCTTATCTATGTATAGAGATATTGAGTATAACGCAGTATTTTATGTAAATAATACAGACCCGAACCCTATATTTTCTTATATTTCATTTAATAACAACGATACATTTATTGATAAAATAGTCGAAAAAGAAAAAATTAGTGATAATGCTAATACTGGTATTTATTGTTTTACTGATATAAATAAATTATGTAAATATTCTAAAAAAGTCGTTGAAAATAATATAACATTTAATAATGAATGTTATACATCTTGTATAATTGACCAGATGATTAAAGATAATGAACCTTTTATTGGAATACAATTGGACCCTTCATACGTTTTTAATTTAGGTACACCAAAACAATTGGAGGAATATTTACATCATACATATATATTTTTATTTGACCTTGATGGAACCTTAATATTAACAGAAGATATTTATTTTGATATTTGGAAAGAAATATCTATTGGGTTTAATTATGAGTTAACATATAAAACATTTCAAACACGTATTTCAGGAAATAATGATAAATCAGTTATATCGAAATTATGGCCTGATAGAGAAAATGAGGATAAAGAAATATCAAGAAAAAAGGATTTATTGTTTAAAAAATATATTGATAACGTTGTCGTTATAGAAGGTGTTTATGATGCGTTATCAATGATAAAAAAAAACGGTCATAAACTAGCAATAGTTACAAATTGTAATAGAGAAACATCGGAAGATGTGTTAAATAAATTTAATATACATAAATACTTTGATTTTATCATTATAGGCAACGAATGTAATAATCCAAAACCTTATCCAGACCCTTATATTAATGCTATTCAAAAATTTAAGTGTCGTAACAATAAAGTCATTATTTTTGAAGATTCAAAATCAGGATTATTAAGCGCTAATAGCACTCATCCGAAATGTATTATTGGTATAGAAACCTTATATTCAAAAGAAGAACTGTTAAATACTTATTGTAATTTTAGTATGCCGAATTTATTACAATTTGACCTGAATAAAATTATAAAATATTGTGAAGAAACCGAATTAATTACGGAATTAGAAAATAATATTGTGAATTCTTTATGTAATTTAAACATTAAAAAAATACATAAAAATGATACTATGATAAAAGGCGGGTTTATTTCAAATGTGTTTGAAATAACGATTGAGACCGAAACCGATGTTCATAATTGTATTGCTAAAATAGAAAACGACACTGATAATTTGTTAACACAAATGTCTAATAATTTGGATTTATATAATAGAGAATATTATTTTTATGAATATATTTCAAAAAAAGTCCCCATAAAAATACCACATTATTATGGATTAATCAAAAACAAGAATAAAGATTCTATCGGGATTTTACTGGAAAATATAAATAACAAAAATTATAAATTAAATTTAAATTTAAATAATGAATCAATTAACACTTCGTTAAAGATTATTGATTCCCTGTCTTTATTGCATTCTCATTTTTGGGATAAAAATACAGATACTTTTAAATTTTTGAAAAAAAATAACGACAAATTATTTAATCCTTATTGGAATGAATTTATTTCTTCTAGATGGCCTATATTTAAATCGAAATGGTATCATATATTAACCGGACCACAATTATTAAAGGGCGAATATATAGTTAAACACTTTTTAAAAATACAAGAGGAGTTAAGTGATAAAAATTTAACATTATGTCATGGAGATGTAAAATCTCCAAATATATTTTATAAAATTTTAGAAAATAATAATTACGAACCATATTTTATAGATTGGCAATATATAGTATTAGGTAAAGGGGTTCAAGATTTAGTGTTTTTTATGATTGAAAGTTTTGATATATCTAAAATGAAAATATATAACAATTTATTTAAAGAATATTATTATATACAATTAATTGAAAACGGAGTTATAAATTATTCAAAAATGGATTTTGAAAAGGATTTTGAAAATGCCTCATATTATTTCCCATTTTTTGTTGCTATGTGGTTTGGAACTATTTCAGAAGATGAGTTAATAGATAAAAACTTTCCAGTTAATTTTATTAAAAAGTTATTTAATTTTTATGTTAATTAATACTCATTCGGTCTTTTATTACCACCAGTTATTTCTATTCAAATGATAAATTAGAAATCCTTTTTGTGATTTTATAAATTGTTTATTTAACTTATAAAAATTCATATTATTCCAACTAAATCCATAGTTAATAGATAGCAACGCATTCAATATATTATTATCAGTTGTTTTCAACATTTCTAAAGACCAATTTAAATTTGTTATAGGAGTAGTATTTATAATTTTAAACTCACTATACAATATTAAATAATACTGATAAATCATATAATCGTAATGCTCAAAAACAATATTATCATAATTAATCGTATTAAAAAATGGGATTATATCTTCTCTCCGATAAACCGGTAAATCACTCCACCAAAAATACAACGTAAAATTGTTTGTTATATCTCTAAGATATTCATAGTTTTCGGGGAAGAGGTTTGCGGATGTTTGTAATATGTTATTTTCGTCACGTATGCTTACATCACCCGCATATATTGTTTTATTATCAAATATCTGTTTTATTTTATCGTTAATAATTTGATTTGTAAAATTATCACATATAATATCTATTTCACTATCACAGCAAATTATATAATCATATTTAGAGTTGGATAAGTGTTGTAGTCCAAAAAACTTCTTATATGTAATTATTGAGTTTGTTTTATATGATTTGGGTAATATTATAGAGTTTATTTTATTTTTCATAGAAAACTTATCGTGATCCTCTATATTGAGAAGACTAAATGGATA